AATTGGCGAATTAAACATCCACTCGCCACCAGCAAGAATAGTTTCTGGGTTAAGAAGAATATACTTAACCGGAATTTTACTCTTCGCTTCACTTCCGTAAACTTGAGTCATTTTTTTCATCTGACTCTGTGGAATTATGCCATCAAAACGATAAATAAAAGCGTTGCCGGACCTAAACCACTCTCTGAAAAACTGCTCTTTTAGGTGCCAAAGGTTAATCTTCTCGAACCAAGCTGTGACAAAATCTCTAGTATTTTTATTGCCGCCCTCAAGATAGACATTGCTATTGGAGAGTTCCCCCATAACCTCTACAACATTACGTAGTAGCGGAAACGCCCAATAAGCCTTTACGCAGAGGCGAATTGCTTCTCTTGGGTCAAAATAGGCATTGTTGTCGCTTGTTTTAAATGGTGTCGCAAACTTATCCAGATTTGGATAGCTTTGCTTTGGATAGTCTAAAGTTTCTGACCTGTTACGGATTGCTGCATACGCAAACTCTCTATCTTTTTCCTCTGATGAGTCTGCAAAAACTGGCATAATCCACTGGTCGAGTTTGCCAGTGGCGGCGGTTACTTGCTTCTTTTTCGGTCTTGCCATAACATTGAATACACTAAATCTTCTTATTGTCGCACAAAAATTGTAAGTCCAAAGAAGAAAAACCACCCTTTATCTTAAAAAGTTCCTCTATAACCTTGGCTGACTTATATCTTCCAGCGACAAATAGGAACTGAATATTTGAGTGTTGCTCGCATAGAGCCCTCATTCTTGCAAAGTAGAATTCAGGCGACCCTTTAATAAATCTGTGAGTATTTGCTATATTTATTTGTAAAATTGTCTCAAGCGCCTCTTCTACCACCACCGCTAGGTGAAATCCAAGTTGTTCAGCGCGGCCTATTTCATTTTTGAACCGTTCGTAACCCTGCGACATTGTTCCACAAAAGTCTTCCAAGCTTTTGCGCTCTACAAAACACCCAGAAAAATGATTTTGGCAGGAGTAGTCGCCAACATCTAATTTAGCAGTAGATACGCGGCAGGATAGTGGCAAAGGGTTTTGCTCGCGAGTATCAACTAGAATATGAATTGGCTCACTAACACGCTCTATATTTACGTCATAATTATACCGAGCCCGCAACCCAATTTCGCTGCAAATTTCGTTGTAATTATAACCAAGTTTGCTGACAAGCGCCGGACTTGGAAGTATGCAAGTCCTTGATTCCGAGGTAGATGGTGCAAACTGTAGACCTTTCATTTCTTTCCGAGCCCCTAACACAAGTTTTAGTTCAGACTCGCCACCCTTACCGCCTACGAAGTAGTTGACAAGATTCTCTCTAGAATTAAAGAAAGAGTGGATATAGTGAACATCATCTTTATATTCAATTGGCTCTCCAGTTAATAGGTCACGCTTATCGTAATACTTCAAGCAGTATTCTTTAAGCGAAAGCTTGTTCTCACGCAGATGTTTAATAAAATCGGCGCGAACTGGATATTTTTTGTTATTTATTCTAGAAAGCAATTGGGATAAACGAGTTTAGCGCCGGACGGTCATCTGAACGCATAATATTAAAGTAGTGCTTGCTAGAGTAATACGCCATCAGCAAACAGGTATAGTTGTCGCGGCGGGCGCGCTTCTCGCTCGTGGACTTGCGCAGGTGCGAAGGAATGTTATATTGAAGAGTTGTGCCATTTCCGATACTTTTGACCTCAATAAGCGCCATTTGTCGTTTGGTTTGGGAAATCCAATCCTCTTGGTCTTCTAGAAATGTTCCGATATCATACGGTTTATCGCTATCATCTTTAAACTGATATGGTAGTTTGAAGCCGTTCACGATTTCGTTATAAAGAGATTCCTGATACTGAATACCGGAACCAAACCAGATTTTCCCAGCCGATACGCCGTCCTGTAGATATTCATTCATTGTTCTCAGTGTGGGTGCTGAGAAGGGCTGCGCATAAACTATTGTTTTATTCGTAAGGTTCCACTCGTTGCGCGCCTGTCTAACTGCTTTAGAATATTCGTGGTGGTCGTCGGCGGCTAAATCTGCGGATATGTATGATAGCTTAATATTATTCCTCTCTGCGATTACAGAGTTATTATATCCGTTAATGAACTCGGTTCCAGAACCGTCAATTACAAACCATACAATATTAAAGTGGGTAAGAATGTATGTTAGATACTCGTAATGTTCTGCAATGTCACATCCAGCCTTGCCATAAGAGTGAACCTGATAGATTCTCTGGTCCTCCGGCACTATCATATACACACCCATTGCAAAATAGTCGCTTGTTTTGGCGGTGCCGTATGAAGGGTCAATGGCTAGAATGTATTGTGCGCGTTTGTTTCCGAAAACCTGAACTGTTGGCGAGTGGCCCGAAGGAACAGTGCATTCATGTAATTTTTTAATGTCAAAATAACTGTCACTCGCATCTACGAACTCTGCACCATATTCTCGACGAATTACGGGATTGTGTTCTTTACCCCTAACCTGTTCATTAAGAACAGATTCATCAAGAATAGAACCAGCGGGAGGAGCGTTATACGCAAACCTAACTACAAAGTGCGTTGGATTGGTAGAAAGGTCTTTTTCGATTTCCTTGTTTTTATCATTCTTCTTTCCGCGAATCGCGTCGATATAAGGAACGAATAATCCCTCGTAAAGATATTCAAATTGATACGAGGCCGAGCTAGTAACAATCATTTTGTTATTAGGAAAGATGGTGCGGTCCTCTTCTTTTATGAGTCCAGCCGCAATCATGCGGTCCTCTCTTTCTTTTGTTTCAGCCTGCTCTTTGGCGTTCAGCTTGGCCGTAAGGAATGGACGCAAGATAGTGTCCTGAATATGCTCAGAAACAAGAAGTCCCTCGTCAATAACAAGCACATTTGCACGCTCACCACGAAGGTTTTCGCCGCCGCCAAGAGGCAAGCCTTTTACAATAGCTTCATTGAGGCATTTAAGCGTCCAACCCGACTGGTCTTTGCCAATCTTAACCTTTGTACCGGATTTATTTTCCTGCTCAAAACACTGACGTAAAAGAACACACCTTGGATGGTTAAGGAACTTCTCCATCTGGTTGAAGATATCTTTGCTTCGGCGGAAGTTGGAACTAACCAGAATAATTTTAGCCCCCGGATTAAAGATTAGATACAGAAGGATGAAAACGGCGAGTAGGTAGCTTTTACCAACACCACGCCCCGCCACAGTAAGCGAGTAGTCTTTTTTAAACCATCCCTTTAAGAAGATTTCTTGAAATGGCCACACTTTAAACTGGCCGCCCGTCAAAAGCTCCCAAGTAAAACCAAGGTCATACTGCAAAAGCTCGCCAAGAAGTTCTCGGGCCTTAACCTCTGATATATCGCCCTTTATCTCTTTTAATCGAGATAGGAAATCAGTTGGTTTTTCTTTACGCTCTACTCCTGCTTCCCAAGCCATTACTCTACCTCCTCTGGAGAGATGCCGAATATCTGCGCCCGCAAGTCATCCATATTCGTAATGCGCTCAACCTCTTTACCGCGTAGTTCTTTTCGTAGCTCTATATATTGAACCATTTTAGCGCGGCTTCTACCCTCTCTAAACGCCTCAATTAGCTTTAATACACTTTCGCTATTAGATGCAAGTTTATCCAAACGGTTAACACGCTTTCCGTTCAAGTCCTGCAAGCTCTTCTCCAACCGTTTCTGGGCGCTATCAATTTGAGAGCGAGTGTTATTAATTGCCTCAATAATAGACATTGGCGGAACCCTCTCTTCAAGCATAACCTGCTCCTTATATTCAATAAGGCCAGCCTCCTCAATTTTCATACGGTCAATAGAAACGCGGCCAACACAGTAATTAATATACATCTCAACCTCTTCTTCTGTTAAATCGGGTTTGTCGTAACACATACGAACAAAAGTCGCTTCAAAATTGTCCCGCTCGCTTACCTTTTTGAGCATGTTCATTTCATACACAAAGCGGTTTGTGTTCATGTATCCCATCAAACGCATAAGGTTCTCCTTTTGCGATGGAGTCATTTTGTCTTCTTTGTAACTAACGCTGGTATGGTTATTAACGCGCTTTAATACGCTGGTAAAGGTTTTTGGCGGGTTATAGTTACAGTCCGCGATATCGGCAGACTCCTTCTTATTCTCCATTGGCTTATCTGGAGACTCAACAGTATCATAATATGTTTTAACGGCGCGAAACTCAGCAGAAGCATACTGTAATTTCTCGTCATCAAAAAGAAGCCGCGCAATTTCAAGCGGCCTCATCATGATATGTTTGTCTATAAACTCTTTTTGCGTCTTTGTGAGCGCCGACGCCTCAAACTCTGGATTCGTAATCTTCTTTCTGTTGGCAATGTGCCGCCTTACAGCCATCCCCTGCGGGTCACGCAAACCATACTTCGCGCCACAAACCTTCCTAATGATAGATTTCATGTCGCTCTCGCCCTTGTCCCATTCGTTATCAATGGCCTGCTTCTCTGCGTCCGTAAGAACGTATTCGGGGGCTTCTTTAGGGTCCGCTTCGTCAGCCATTTAGTTCCACGCCTCCCTCTGCTAGTAGTTTCTTGGCCTTCTTTAGAATCACGGCCTTAATCTGCCGGACTCTCTTGGATTTAGAATCCTTCTTGAACCCGCACTCAGAAGAAACTACATCGTCATCCTTTCCTTCAATATAAAGTCCAGTATAAACCTGATACTCGTTTTTAGTTAGCACAATCTTCATCTTGTCATGAAGTTTTTTAATTGCTAGGTCGTAGTCAAAATAGTCACATACGCTGTTTTCCACCTCATTAATATGAAGGTCAATAGCCAGCGGCATCTTAGCTTCATGAGAATATCTTTTTTTACCATACCACTTAGCAAATAACGGGCACTCAACCCCCTGAGCACCAAATTGCGAACAAAGGCCATTGCCAAGATTAGCCGCGCACCTATTGCAAGGAGAGCTTGTTTTTAGGTAGATATCACGAAGCTTATTGATAAACTGGTTATGGGTAATCGTTGACACCCAACCCTCTACGGACCTACTCTGGTCATACTGGTCCCACTTTTGCCAGATGTGAACAAGAATCTCGCTTTTAATATCGTCGAAGTCTTTTTCTACAGAAGCTTTAAACTTCCATTTGCTACGAAACCCCTCTACGACTTTCTCAATTTGGGGGTAAAGCTCGTCAAATGTTTTAATGTTAGTCATTGTCCTCCTCTAGCGCGCCACTCATCGTGCTTCTAGAGTTAAGCCTTTGAAAAATCTCCTGATATTTAGCTTTGACCGCCTTTTTTGTCATCTTTTTAACTTGGCGCTCGCCGCCCCAACCTTCTGATGGTGCTTGTGAGGCAATTGAGGATAAAGGAATTCGGTGAATTTTAGGTTCGTCAGAGGTTTCGATTTGAACCTCTAGCTTACGAGGAGGGACGAAATCAGAATCTCCGTAGTCATCATCGTCGTCATCAATATGTCTAGGAGTCCTTTGCGGTTGTGGTGCTGGCGCGGCAGCTTTAGCCGTTTGCTGGGGCCGTGATGCGGAGGGGGTGGAGTCAAACGCTCCTCCGCACGAAGCACAAAACTTCGGCTTTGTTAATGAGTATTCTGTT